GTTTCCTTTCATCGTCGGCGTGTGTACCATCGTGAGTGTGTGTGCGTCGTTAGTCTTTTACATGCGGAACGTGGGAGCACTCCCGTTCGCACCGGCACTTGCACCGGCACCGGCACCGGCACCGGCACCCGCACCCATTCCTGAACCGGACATGACACCACCGTAATTTACAAACTTTTTACAATGCACACCGGGTGTGGATTGCAAAAAGAAATAATGTTTTAGAATTTATTTAAGGCTTCATGACACTCACGTTGCTTCCATCCGGGCACTTGCACATCATCTCGTTCGCCGCGGTCGGGGACGGACCGATTTCAGCTAATTGAAAGTCGAAGGAACCCAAGTCGAGGTCAGACTCCTCGAGACCCATGAAGCCGAGTTCCAGAACCGGAGCGTCGACCTCTTCCGGAGCCGGAGATGGACCCTCGACCACCTCGGGGGTTGGAGCCGTAGTCGGAGTCGGCATCGGAGCCGGCGCCGGAGCCGGAGCAGGAGCCGGAGACTGGGATTCGTACTTTTCACGCTTCTTGAGGTTCATCATAGCCCAAACGACGAGCATGAAGACGAGGGAGTGCACGAGCAAACCGATGAGGGTCGGGTTGCCGTTCGGGGACGCGATACGGGAGCCGAGAATTCTTCGGACGAGCAAATACGTTTGCGGGTTCGCGACGATGAAAAAAGTCAAACCGGAGATGACACTGGTCACAAATTTCTCCTGCTGACGCTGACCTTTGCAGCCACAGCCACAATCTTTGAAGAGACCCATGATAATTATACTATTCAAAAATATTTTTTTCCTAATCAATCAAATCCTCCCTCTTTCTCTCTCTCCATTTTTTGGCGATGAAGTCGTATTCGTACGCCGACCACGCGCGAGAGGTTGGTCTACTCTGGTGAAGCAGTGTCTTCGATTCATCGTACACCCGCAGGACCGCCCCCTTCGCCGTGTTGTAGTCTCCGGCGGTGTTCACGATGTAGAGGGTCTTGTACTTGGCTTGTTTACCCAGATCCAGTTCGTAGTAGTTCGTCCCGGTGGTGACCTTTGAGTTTTCAAACTCTTCCTTCATGTCTCTCTTCAACCGGTCGAGGACGATGATCCTGTCGATCACTAACTGCGTGGACTCGTCTTCGTGTCCGAACCAAATGTATCGGGCATCCGTGCCCTTGATGACGACATCCGGAAGGTCATCCGGGTTGAACTCTGTTTCAGGTTCAGGTCCGTAATCCGTGGTGAATATCCGGATGCCTCCGTAGATTCCGAACGACGCGAGGGATGAGAACAAACAACAAATGAAGATCAATACTCCCAACATCTAAGATGTGTGTGGATTTTTTTTTCAACAGCCTTTTCTGATGTTCTTCCGGGGATCGACGCATCCCACCGTGTGCACGTCATCGAGCTCGTCGTCGGCGTACGTGTCCCAGACCTGACTCTCGTCGTAGAAGAAACACGTGTTCGGCGCGGACGAGTGTTTGTAGTTTCTGTGACCCCAAGCCTTGTACCCCTTTTCCTTGGCGATCTTTTGACACAAAGCCTGCGTTCCGGAGAGTTCCCATTTGGGGAGGTCCGAGTCGACGGAAGTCTTCTCTCTGAGCCACCCCTTCGCCACCCGGGTGCCCCGTGCCAACTTATTGGGTAAGTATTCCCTCATCAAATATTTTTCAACTTTTTTCATTTCACCCACGGTCAATTCCCTGTTGTAAATTAAAATTTCACAGATGGCAAAGTCACTCACCTCACCGTTAGTACCCCAACCGTTTGCCTTGGCGATTCCTGCGTTGATGGTGAACTGCGTCGGGATCTGTCCGTTCGTGTATCCGACTTTAGTTTTGTCTTCACCGTTCACGCGCACGAGATTCTTCTGGTCGACCATACAGAATAGGGCGTCCCCCTGTGGAGACTTCTTATAGTTGAGCCACCCACCGTTACCGTGGTGAGAGTGCCCACTGATACCATTGTGGAATCCTGCGAGCCAGTTCACGTCTGAGCCGTCGAAGATACGTCCCCGGTTGTCTCCGTGGTACTTGGCGACGAAGGCGAGGGTGTATGTACCGTTCGCCCCTATGCACGCCGAAGGGAAGCGCATCCACGTGTCCTTTGTGCCGATGCGCATTTTGTTTTCCTCGTCCAGTTTGAACACCTTGTCTCCCTTGATGTCGACGTCGTTGTTTTCACCGGACATGTCTTCCCACAAGTCGAACTCATCGTCGTAATTATTCCACTTGTACCTGCCGGTCAAACCTTCCATCTGGGGGAACTCGTTGAAATCGTATTCCTCGTCTTCTATGTACTCTGGAGCAGGTCCATCATCCGCTGTCGGGCTCACGTCCAAGTCGAAACATTCACCCCGGTCAAACTTCGAAATGTCGTTGTGACCGTTAGTACACGTGTAGAATCCTAATATTGAACCCGATGTTATGGATAATATGCAACAAAAACATATGACCAATGATCCGATGAGTTCAACTAATTTGGACATCTTAGTATGGTCTGAGATTTTTTTGATCGATCGACTTAAAGATGCCAGTCTACCAATAGGTATACCAAAGAAACAAACGAAATGTCGCTCTCAATCACTGAAACCAAGAACTTCCACCCGTCCTCCATTGGATTTTCCAAGCTCCGAAAGAACAAGTCCGGAGGCAAGGCGGTGTACATCCAATGCGACAACAAGAAATTGTACCTCCAACTTCCTTGGATGCGAAGCCCCTACGGCTTGTCTTCCTACACCGACGACACCACCGGGCGCACGTCGTACTCCCTCGATCTCAGCTTCGACCCGGACAACGAGGGCGCGCAAGAGTTGAAGGAAAAACTCCTCGAACTGGACGCCCTCATCGTCGACACCGTCGCCAAGAACAGCAAAGAATGGCTCGGTAAGGAATTCGCCAAGGAGGTCCTCCAGCAGGCGCTCTACAAGCCGCTGGTTCGACCAGGGAAGGAGGAATACCCGGCGACCCTCAAATTGAAGATCTTGACCAAGCAAGACGGAGAGTTCGTTCCGGAGGCGTACAACATGCAACAAGAAACCGTGCCTCTCGACAGCATCGAGAAGGGTCACCGGGTGATGGCGATCATCGACGTGAACCAGATTTGGTTCATCGACAACAAGTTCGGTTGCACGGTGAGACTCTCGCAGGTGCTCTTGGACCGCTCGGAGAAGCTTCAACGCTTCGCCTTCCAAGGCATCGACGTCGGCACACCGGCGCAAGAGGAAGACGTCCTCGACGACGACATGTCCGACGAGCTCGTAGACGACGAAGAATAATCTTATAATATAACATACACACTATGAATAACGCCCGTGCCATGCGAATCCTCGGTTTGATTTTTTTGATCGTCATCATGCTCTGGCTCAACGGTGGCTTCAGCGCTCGCGCCACCGCGTCGGTGTCCACCGGTAAGGGATGGACCGTCTACGGGAGCATGAGTTGCGGTTTCACCCGGAAGCAGCTCGACTACATGAAGAAGAACGGTGTTGATTTCACGTACCGGGAGTGTGACGGGGGTAAGTGTCCGGGTGTCGAAGCCTTCCCAACGTTGGTGAGCCCAGACGGTGAAAAGATTGTCGGTTATACCGAAATGTAGAAAAAATATTCACTGAATGTATACAATGCCAGTGTCAGAACAAAACAGGGCCAGACAGTTTTTGAACAAGAAACCCTCAGACGCGCAAATCCTGGCGCGCATCAGGCAGATCGCCTCCGGAAAGACTGTCAAATCTGCCGAAAAATTCGCCTATCTGCAAAATGCACTGCAGAACTCACCCAACAACACGCACTACAAAATGTCTCAAGCCATGTTCGCCATGGAAAATAACACCCCGGGCGTGTACATGATTTCCCAGCGAAAAATGTTGGGTAATAAATTTAACATCCCCAAGAACGCCGTCAACAAGTACTTGTCTAAATTCACCCCTCGAAAGAAGGTTGCCGCCCCGAAGACGAACAACAGAATCCGGAAACTCGTGAAGAATTTGGCGAACGCTACCGGAGTGTGCAATAACAAGTAAAAGACTAACTTTTTTACAATTCAGATGAAATCATGGATTGTAAAAATTGTTACGGAAAAAAAAACTTAAGCCGCCCCGCGCAAGATGACGAGGGAGATACTGAGGAGGAAAGCGTCGACGAGGTTTTCGATCGGCTTCAAAACGCTGATGTGCTTGACGAGAGACCGGTTCCAGAGGAATCGGAGGAAGAAGGTGCTGATGAGGAGGGTGAGCACCATGAGAAGGATCTCGGTGATGGCGTCGGACTTGTTCTTGGTCTTGACAATGTCTCTGAGCATTTTGAATTTATAATATAAGTTAACATTATAAATGAAACTCCTTCCCACGAGTGGTTCGGAGAAGCGTTTCACCCACCGGCTCTGGGGCAGCAGGGTTGGTATTGGAAACAACAACTGCCTGGCGTACGCCTTCCACGACTTTGAGTACTACCGGATGCAAAAGTCCACCCCAGGTGACCGCTCCGGGCTGTCCAACAACGGACACTCGTACACGAACTGCCGTGACCTCCCTAGGCGCGTCATGAGCGACAACCCGGGAAAGGTGTACCTTTGCAACCCGGACAAGAGGTGCAAGAGCGGATTCTACAAGGTGATGCTCTTCGTGGCGCCGGCGCGCCCGTCTGACTGGATCCGTCAGGGTGATTTCCACTGGTACAAGCAGCACAACGAGGTGGAATACAAGATCAAGGAAGGGGACACGGTGGCGTCCATCGCCCGTTTTTTCGGGGTGTCCAGAACGGTCATCGAGAACGCCCTGAAGAAGCGGCGCATGACCAAACCCGTGCGAGGTCGCGTGATCGTGTTCAAGGCGAACGTGTGGTCACACAAGCGAGGTTGGGCGACCGGTCCCTTGCTCGTGGACGCCAAGGGCAAGCCCATCTACGACCCCCGAAAGGCGGCGAGGGCGTATCCGGGTTTGAACTACAAGACGTTCTGCTCATCCTTCTGTGTCAAGAACAAGGGTATCAAGGTCGGTAAGAGTCATCCCAAGGTCCGTAAAAAGACTGTCTAGGTCGACGACGTCGTCAAACTCCATGTTCATGTCGAACACGTCGAAAACGTTAAAGATCTCGTTCTCCGTGAGCGTGAGCGCGTTGGACCTTCCGGTGTAGTTATTCGTCACCGTCATGGTCACGTGGAATCTCTTGCCGTCGAAAACTTTTCGACACACCGGGCACGTGTTTTTGCCTTTTTCTTTCCATTTTTCCAGGCAGTGAGAATGAAAGACGTGCCCGCACCGGATCGGTTGGGTGTTCCGGGTGCTCCTCACCTCGTTGAGGCATATGGAACACGTCTCCATTTATTCCTGGAATAATGAATTGTTTTTTTCACCGTAATTTTAATACAAGTTCTTGAGTTCCTTTCCGAGGACCGGGGCGTCGCACTTCGTGCACGGACCCTCTCCTTGGGTGCGTTGGAGGTTTTGAACCAACGCCGGACCTTGTTGTTGGAGGAGTTTTCTGTAGGAGTAGTTGTCTTCCATCGCGATGGAATTTTGTTGCATCACGTAGTTGTTCACGAGTCTGGATGAACCACTGATGGTGAAGCATCGTCCGTCTGCCATGCCGAGTCTCTGAGACATGATTGTTATTATTACATACACTAGAAATTTATTTGTCTGTTTTCGGTGGTCAGGAGCCAACTTTTGTATCCCCTCTGCCTGAGCACGGAAATCAGATCGTTCGCCTTGTACCCGTGATAATCATCGAAGAGATCTTTCTCCTGCGTGGGTGCGACCCGAAGGTCCATTCGCTCGTTTATGTGGGACACGATCACGTTGTACCCGAAAGCGATCTCTTTGAGGGTCTCCGCGCCGGTGATGATGATCTTACCGGTGCTAAATATCGAACACGTGATCTCCTTCATGTCCTCCGCCGGTTTAAACTTGACCTTGACCGCGCTGTACCTGTCCGGTTGGAAAGTCGTCTTGAACACGCTCGCCTGTGAGAAGTGCTCGGCGACGGACATCAGATTGAGGCTGCTGTTGAGGGAAAAGTTGGAGTTGATCATGACAACCCGGAAATCCTTCGGTGGTTCCTCGATGTTCACAAATTTTTTACAGATCCACGAGAGTTGGCTTATGATCCGCTTGCAATCGAATAAGTCCCTGGCACCGGCGATCTGGACACTGCCGTTCGAGAAAAGTTTGACGCTCTTCGTGCTGACGTCCTCGCACTTGAGGGTTATTTGGTTGTAAAAGGCGGTGGTGTTGTTCAGCCTCCACGTGAATCCCTTCGAGTGGTGGGCACCCGCCCTCTTCAGGGTCACGTCTCCCACCTTTTCCAAACGACTTCGAAGTTTGCATATGTCGATCGTCGTGGCAAACTTGCTGATGATCGTGATCGTGGTGATCTTCACCCACGACGGACGGACTTCCTCCGGAAACGAAGACCGGAACTCATCGAGGGAGAGGATGTAGGAGAACGAGTTGTTGGCGACGCTCGAGTACGTCGTCTCGGACATGGCGTCGGAAAGTGTCGCCTGGCTTAAAAAGAAAACTTCAAGTTAAAACAATCATGACCTCGTTCATAAAGAGTGCGATTTTCACTTACGATGTGGAGAGCAAATTGGAATACGTGGAATTTCAATACACCCAATGGGTGCCCTCGCTCCAAGAGTACGAAGAGCGGGTCGATTACTTGCAGACCCGTCCGATCGGGGACTGGACCGAGATTCAAGCCCTCCGTCGCAACCTCGCGTACGAGAAATTCCTGGACACCATGGTCGAACAGACCGATGAAGTGGTGCGCCGGAAGACGTCCGCGAACTTCGAGAGCGTTTACGACCAAAACGTGGACAACTTGGAAATCAAGCTCTGGCTCATGAACTGCATGAAGATTCTCGATCCGAGTTTCGAACCGCCCTACATCAACAAGAAGGCGGCGTGGCAGCGTGATCTCGTGGATTGGATTTTGACGGATACAATTCACGATCTCATCGAGAGATGTCGAAACGTCCACCGATTGGACAGACTTTACCATATTACAAAGTTAATAGAACTAGAATCAAAAGAATTATAATACTGAGTTTCCCCTTGTTGTTTCTCACGACCTCACCCACGATGAAACGTCTCGGGCTCGGCGACACACGTTGCCCGCACTCCGCCTTCTCGCGTCTCGTGAACCCGTAGTCGATGTTGCGTTTCGGGTGAAGCGGGCGTTCGAGTGGGCAGTTCTTTTCCTTCGGAAAACAATAATCCGTGGTCCTGTATCCCGCTCTCGCGGCGACGGCGCACCCAGGGCTGGGTTCCGGATCGGCGACTCCGTACCCCTCGTCCCGGATCTCGTCCGTGAAGTCGGCAAACTCTCCGACCTGTCTCACCGTGCCTGGGACCGACATTTGCCCGGTGGTGAAAGGGTTGATGTCGTTGATCGTGTTTTCGTCACTGAGCATGAGCTCGCTCATGTTCCTTTGATGATACGCGAGAATATTTTTTTTGGTTTAACTTTGACCGGTGTTCGGACCACATTTCGTCCAGGTCTATCCCAAGCATGGCGGAGATTTGAAAGAGGTAGGAGAAGACGTCCGCCATCTCCTGTCGCACGTCCGTGCCCCTGTCTTTCTTGAGCCCGGTTTTTTTGAAGGTGCGTTTGTACTGCCGGATGGCGGACGCGAGCTCCCCGAACTCTTCGGTCAGCAGAAGCCACACGGTGTCCACCGGAACCTTGTCCCACCCCTTGTCCTTGCACACTTTTTCCGTCTCCTGTTTGTATACGTTGAGTGACATCACCTTATTAGTCCATACTCTGAACTCTTTAATTAGTTGATGCCGATCTTGTTGTTGATGTCGATCTTCTTCCCGAAAGTGGTCGTGTTCAGGGGTCGATCCATCGGTTCGGAGATGGTCTCGATGTCACGGATGTAGTTGACGTATTGCGCGACGCCGGTCTTGATCTGGCGGATCGCCTCGTCGATAACGATCGTGTTCATCGCCCGCACCTGCTCGTTCACGTCCGAGAAGTGGTCACCGCTGTTGTTGATGAAGACCACCCGCATGAGGGCGTACAGGTCGTTCGGGTTTTGGTAATCGATCCGGATGTTCGTGTCGTTCCTGAACTTCTGGCGGATACCCTTCTGGACCAGGTGCATGTTGAACTCGCTGAAGTATAAACTGTTCAGGGGAGTCGGCGTCTGCTTGAGTGAATTCAGATTCATTTGATATATGTGGACAAAATTATTTCCTCGGTAAGTAATAATGAAGATTCAACTCAACGATCTCGAGGAGGCGTACGGCGCGCACAAGCCGGAGAACGTCGACGAGGTTCCGTGCAAGGCGCCACAGTGCTTCGTGAACTCGTACGCACCGGTCAGCAAGCCCGGTGAAATCGGCACGTTCCACAACAACACTTACTTTCTCCAACCCAATAGAAAATTAGAATTGGCGGGTGCGGTTTCCGTGAGATCCAAGGATTTCAAATGCACTTAAAAATGTTTTGCGTAGAATAGGTATACACAAGAAAAAATGATGAGAGTCACCAAACGTTCCGGTAAAGTTGAAGATGTGAGATTCGACAAAGTCGTCACCAGGATCTCCAACTTGACCAGCGGACTCTCTCAAGCGTGCGATTCCTCCAAGATCGCCCAGCAGGTTTTCTCCAGCATGTACGACGGGATCCACACCAACGAGATCGACACGCTCTCGGCGGAGATCTGCGTCGGGATGATCACGAGCGATCCCGATTACGAGGTCCTCGCCACCCGGATCGTCGCCTCGAACATCCAAAAGACGGCGCCGAACAATTTTCACACCGCGATGAAAAAACTTCGAACCGCGGGTGTGGTCACGGACGAGGTCGTCAAGGTTGCAGGAGAGGTCAAGGAGAAGATTGTTCCGGAGAGGGATTTCGATTTCGGGTACTTTGGTCTGAAGACCCTGGAAAAGAGCTACCTCCAAAAAGTGGATGGAAAAATCATCGAGACCCCTCAGTACATGTTCATGCGCGTCGCCATCGGCATTCACGGCGCGGACGTCGACGCCGTCCTGAGCACGTACGAGTCCATGAGTCAGGGGTTCTACACGCACGCGACGCCGACCCTGTTCAACGCCGGGACGCCGAGACCACAGATGAGCTCGTGCTTCCTGGTGGCGAACAAGGACGACAGCATAGACGGGATTTACGGCACCATCACCGAGTGCGCGCAAATCAGCAAGTGGGCTGGGGGCATCGGTGTGCACATCCACAACGTGCGGGCGAACAAGAGTTACATTCGCGGAACCAACGGGAAATCCGATGGTATCATTCCCATGCTGCGCGTGTACAACTCCACGGCGCGGTACGTCAACCAAGCCGGAAAGAGAAAAGGGTCCATCGCCGTCTACCTCGAACCGTGGCACGCCGACGTCATGGATTTCCTGGATCTCCGCCTGAACCAAGGGGACGAGGAGGCGAGATGCCGGGACCTGTTCACCGCGATGTGGATCCCGGATTTGTTCATGAAGAGGGTGGAGGAAGACGGGCAGTGGAGCCTGTTCTGCCCGGACACCGCCAAAGGTCTGTCCGATTGCTACGGCGACGAGTTCGAAGCCCTGTACACAAAGTACGAACAGGAAGGGCTGGCGAGGGAGACCGTCCCGGCGCAACAGGTGTGGCGCGCCATCCTCAAGAGTCAGACCGAGACCGGAACCCCGTACATGCTCTACAAAGACGCCATCAACTCCAAGACAAACCAGAAGAACCTCGGTGTCATCAAGAGTTCCAACTTGTGCTCGGAGATTGCGGAGTACACCGACGAAAACGAGACCGCGGTGTGTAACTTGGCGTCCATCGCCCTTCCAAAGTTTGTCCGGGGTGGGAAGTTCGACCACGAGAGACTCCACGAGGTGGCGAAGGAAGTCACGCTCAACCTCAACCGGGTCATCGACAAGAACTTTTACCCTGTGGAGACCGCGAGGCGCTCGAACATGAGGCACAGACCCATAGGCATCGGTGTCCAAGGCTTGGCGGACGTCTTCATCCTCCTCGGACACCCCTTCGACTCCCCGGAAGCGCGAAAACTGAACGCGGAAATCTTCGAGACCATCTACCACGGCGCGCTCGAATCCAGCCACGAACTCGCTCTCGTGGAAGGTAGCTACGAAACCTTCGAGGGGTCGCCCTTCTCCCAGGGCATCCTCCAGTTCGACATGTGGGAGGGAGGAGGCAAACGAGTGCTCTCCGGCAGGTACGACTGGGACGCCCTCAAGGCGAAGGTGAAACAGGGGATGCGGAACTCCCTCCTGCTCGCCCCGATGCCCACGGCGTCGACGGCGCAAATCTTGGGCAACAACGAGTGTTTCGAGCCGTACACCACGAACATTTACCTTCGCCGGACCCTCGCCGGGGAGTTCGTGGTCGTCAACAAGCACCTGGTGAAGAACCTCCAAGAGCGCGGTCTGTGGTCCAAGGAGATGAAGGACCTCATGGTCAAAGCCGGGGGTTCGGTGCAAAACATCCTGGACGTCCCGAAGGAGACGAAGGACCTGTTCAAGACGGTGTGGGAGATTTCCCAAAAGGTCATCATCGACATGGCGAGGGACCGGGGTCACTTTATCGACCAAACCCAAAGCATGAACTTGTTCATGGAGTCCCCGACGTTCGGTAAACTCTCGAGCATGCACATGTACGCCTGGAAGAGCGGTCTCAAGACCGGCATGTATTATTTGCGCTCGAAACCAAAGGCGCGCCCTATTCAATTCAGCCTCGATCCCGATTGCGTGGCGTGTAGTGCTTAAAGTTTTTAATCGATATCTAAGAAAGAAATGAAGTTCACAGAGGTTCTCGAAAACGTCAAACTCCACCCGTACAAGAACAAGCGAATCCTCGTGACCACCCATGCGGACTCGTCGCTGAAGATTCAGTTCCCCCGGATGTACATGCCCTTCGGCATCGCCGGATGGACCCCTGAGGTGGGCGAGGTGAAGTACAACGTCGATTTCAGCCTCACCGGGTACGACGAGGAAGGCAACTACGTCAAGAAATTTTACGACACCATCGTGGAATTAGAGAACGCGGTCATCGAGGAGGTGGCGTCGCAGAGCGTGGAAATCTTTGGCAAGGAGATGACCAAGGACGAGTTGTACCCGCTGTTCAACTCCAACATCAAGGAGGGCGTGAACGGACACCCACCCAAGTTCCGTGTGAAGGTGGACACCACGGTGCACGGAGTCTTGAAGGCGGACGTCTTCGACGCCAACAAGAACCGGTTGAAAGATCAGATCGAAAACGGTTTGTATTCAAGAAATTCGGGACGAGCGTTGGTCGAGATCGCTTCGGTGTATTTCTTGAACAAAAAGTTCGGCATGACGTATAAGTTGTCTCAACTCATGGTTCACGAACCGGAGAGACTCAAAGGGTTCGCCTTCAACGTCGGTTCTTCTTAGGAGTAGAAGAAGCAGTTTGTAATATGTGATAGATGGCTTGACTGTCCAACAAAAGTTTGCCTTGAATCCGGATGAACGACTCCGGGTCGCGCCCATTCTTTATTTTTGCCAACCTGACCGCTTCAGACCAGAGTGCTCGGGTCATATCTTAACTAATTCTGAGATTTTTATTTCCTGGCGGAACCGTTGGAAGTACCGGTGTGCTTACCCGCCAAGATCTTTTTGAAAGCCTTGACGGTTTCCTTGTACGTCTTCGTGCCCTTCTTCGCGACCGGGATGAACTCACCGCGTGAGTAGTTCTTACCGACGTGTTCGACGGCTTGACGCCACGCCTTGAGGGTCTTCGCTTGCTTCGCGCTGATAGCCATGATGTTTTTGTACTATTACAACAGATTTTTTTTCACTTTAGTCGCTAAAGTAGTCGTCATCGGAATCGTCCTGGATTTCACACGGGAGTTCCTTCACCTTTCGCGGCACCCTCTGTTTCTTCACCGGTTCCTCGATGCCGTGTTCCCTGTGGTACAGCACCTTGTCCCAGAACGCCCGCATGACCGGAAGGTTCGTGTCCCACCATCCCCTGTCACGCTCCACCTCGACGACCACGAACTCTTCCGGGGATGGCCAGTTGAACTCCGCTGGTTTATACTGGATAAAGTACGCCTTGGGTAAGTCTAAAATCTCCATACACAACTGTAATTGGGGCATGTAATGTTCGGGAACTTCCGGTAAAATTTCTCGACGCATCGGACACTTGATCTCCACGAGACAGTTGGTCTCCGTGATACCGTCCGGAGACCCCCCGAGCCAGTCGTGGTCCGGGTGTGGGCACAACCCGATCTCGTGGACGACCTCGTTGTACCTTTCCTCGAAAAGGATCCTCGCCTCGTCTTCGTATTTCTCTCCGTGCCTCGTCGCCTCGTTTCCCATGAATTTTTCACCTTTTCCACACTTTTTCAGGAGGAGTTGGTGTGGGGTCTCGTACTTATTGCATCCGATGGCGGTGGCGGCATCCGAGGCAGTAAGCATGTTCCCTCTCAGGCGGAGCCATTCCTCTGATTTCTGGGCGGCATACTCCCGCTCGATGAGCCTCTTCACGTTCGGGTGCATTGTACTAAGTGATCGCCCGTTACCCTTAAGTGGGGTGGGTAGAAGAAAGCTTTAGCCGCGTTTTGCTCCGCCTGTTTCTTGTTCTTCGCGTGTCCCTCCCCGACGTACGCGTTCTGCACGTACGCCTCGACGTAAAACACCCCGTCGACGTGCGCCTTCACCCTGTAGTCCGGAAGCTCGAGGCTGTTGGTCTGACAGTACCGCATGAGGTGATCCTTCCAGTTGTCGTCCACGTTGATGATGTTCAGGTCAACCATGCTCGGGTCGTTGTATATCCGGAGGACGAATTCTTTCGCGTGGAGGAGCCCGAGGTCCATGTACACCGCGCCCACGAGGGCTTCGAAGACGTCCTCCAAGATTTTGGGATTGGTGTACCAGCCGTTCTGCATGCCCTTGGTGTCCATCTGCACGTACATCCACAAACCGAGTTTCTTCGCAATCTGGGAGAGGGTCTCGTGCCGGACGAGCTTCGTGCGCGCCTTGGTCAGGAACCCTTCCTGACGGTCCTCGAACCTGTCGAACAAAAATTTGGTGACTATGAACCCGAGCACGCTGTCGCCGATGAACTCGAGGGTCTCGAACGACTTCTGGGACGGGTCCTCCTTGACTTTGCTTTTGTGGGTGAACGCTCTTTGGTACAAACTCAAATCATTGATTTTTGTACCAAGGATGTTTTCGACAATGGTTTTAGTCAGAACATTCATAATATATTCTTTTTACAATTTATTTTTTTAAGCCGTCGTCGTCTCTACCGGTTTGATGTAGTGCGGAGACAAAAACTTTTGAAGGTTGAGGAAGGTGACGACCGTGTCCTCCGGTGGGGAGAGGAGTTCCTTCAACTTCTCGTCCAAGATGATTTGGCGACCGTTTTCCGGGTGCTTCAAGCCCTTGGTGGTGATGTACTCGTTGATCTTCTTGGTGACCTCAGAGCGCGAAACCAACTCGCCTTCCGGAATGCCGATGAAAGCTCGGAGCTTGTCGGTGACTTGCTGCTTGCGGTTGAACCCGTTGTTCTTCGCGCGCTCCTTCGCCTTGCTACCGTCCGGGTCGTCCTGCTTCGCCTTGATGCGACGGCAAAGCTTCATGAGCGCCTTCACCTCCGAGCGGAGGGAGGTGATTTCTTGTTGCAAGTTGAACTCTTCTTCGGTAGACATCTTATACCTTTCTTTCTACGAGACTCTTTAAGCCATGAACATCGTGCTTATTACCACCAACAAAATCAACACAATTTTCAGGTACGGGAACGGGTCGTCGCCCCGGATCTCCTTCACATCCACGACGCGGTAAGGGTGCTTCGGGTGGTCACCGGGGCATCCGCCTGGACAGCAGCGCTCAGGACACCGATGGATCTCGGCGCCGATTTGTTTCCCACAGAACTGGTACTCCTTCGGTCGGGTCGAGTCCGACCGGGCGTAGCACCGGCATCCCTCGCAAGTGTTCATACTACATTAGGCAAATATAAAAGTTAAAGAGAAGCCGCGTCTACTCAGTACAAGACAAGATGATTACTTTTGCCAGCGAACTCGGAAAGAGCGATGAGGACGGGATGCGATACGTCCGCGCCCAGAAGGACGACGGGAAGAAGGTGTTCATCCAGCTCAACCACGTCACGGTGACGTCGAGTGTGAACGGAACGGTGACCTTGGACCTCTCAGGGAAACACGGTCCGGTGAACGCAAAAAAAATCGCCGACGTTGATGAGGTAACCCTCCGGGCTGC